TCATGCATAATACTAACGTGTTCCTTCTTGGGAACTCCTTAAAAGAAAAAGTTAACACTCAATAATTTTCTTGACATATCATGAGTTAGACACACTCAGAAAACCGCTAGGTTTTATGACACTTGTGTGTATTAGGAATGGGTTTGAAACCGTCAAGAGTATAATCCGTTAGCAGGAACTACTGATGATGATGATGTGTGGCAAGTGCGTTCTTTTACCATGACCATTTGGGAATGTAAAATTAGCTCGGCCTAAGGCGAGGTAACCTGTAAGGGAACTACGTAACTCTTGTTACGTTATAGCACGTTGATAGTACTTGAACGATACAATGACTGCTGTAGATTGAAACTTAGAAACTAAACTCTTGTGTGTTTCTATTTACAAACAACTGGTGTGAACGACCGACACGTGAGCGAAGTCGAACGTAGGGTAGTGAACATCAGTTCGTTTGTGAACTCTTGCCTACCACACGTTTACGAAATCTTGAAAAATAACTGTGTTATTACAATACGTTATATAATGTGAATTGACGACATTTTGTGAGCAGTTATCTATATAGTTAACAATTACGTTAATTGAAATTGGCATCACATGAGTAAACAGAACGCAAATCCTGAACAAGCACAGAAATATAAACGTGGGGTTGTGCCAATGGATGAGATAGAATTATCCGCAAACACAATACGAATTAATCATCCTAAAGTCACAGATCAACAAGCTGAATTAGTACATGCAGTATTGCATGATGGTTGCAACGTAACCGAAGCAAGCAGACGCATAGGTGCAAACAAAGCATGGGCGTGGAGAACGGCACAAAAGCAACATGTTTCGGACTATAGAAAAGAATTAGCATTAAGTGTGTTGGGATGGCATGGCAGTCAAGCTATGGCAACTATGGTATCACTACTCGAACACAAGTCAGGTAATGTAAGACTAGAAGCTAGCAGAGATTTAATGGACAGAGCTGGAATCAGAAGCGAACCTGTTAGACCAACTACAGCAGTGCAGATAAACTTCGGTGTAGATTAAGAGGGGGTATGGGACCCAGAGAGAAATGACAGATGGAGGGGGTGGGGTTAAAAAAGCTGATGAAATACTTATAAACCTATTACTCACACGTTATAAGTTAAAAAGGAAGGATTCACACACATGAGTTTTATAGATACATTAAGTGCAAGAGATCATCGAAGGTTGCGAGAAATTGTATTTGGGATACATATGAAGAATTATCCGAAGCAACATTTTAATGTAAGAGAAGCCGATAAGTTAATTGAAAGTTTAGGACCAGAAGTTGCTGAACAATTAATTAAGAAGGGTGTTGATACACATAGTGTTGAATGAAAATAGATTATAAACCACCAGGACAAGTTGCTAAAAATTTTATGAAGTCTGAGAATTTTGTTCGAGGATTGCGTGGTCCTGTAGGTAGTGGTAAAAGTGTTGCATGTTGTTTTGAAATTATGCGTAAAGCGTGTTCCCAGAAGATAGATAATAAAGGATTACGTAGAAGCCGATGGGCTGTAATTAGAAACACCAATCCACAATTAAAAACAACGACTATTAAGACGTGGCGTGATTGGTTTGCTGATGATATGGGTAAATTTAATTGGTCGCCACCATATACCCATCATATGCGATTTGGATTACCTGATAAATCTGTAGTTGAAGCGGAAATTATTTTTTTAGCTCTGGATAATCAATCCGATGTTAAAAAATTATTGTCTTTAGAGTTAACAGGTTTATGGATTAACGAAGCAAGAGAGATTCCGAAGTCTATTGTTGATGCTTGTACTATGAGAGTAGGGCGTTTTCCGTCAATGAAAGACGGTGGACCAACGTGGTCAGGTGTAATTATGGATACAAACAGCCCAGATGAAACGCATTGGTGGGGAATTATGTCTGGAGAAGTGCCAACTCCGGAATATATCACCGATGAAGAAAAATTAACGTTAATTAAGCCTGATGATTGGCAATTTTTTACACAACCAGGCGCAATGGTAGAAAAAGTTAATAAAGAAGGCGCATTAGAAGGATATGAAATCAATAAAGAGAGAGAAAACGCTGAAAATTTAAAAGATGATTACTATAATAAGATAATTTTAGGAAAAAGTCGGCCTTGGGTTAAAGTTTACGTTTTAAATAAGTATCAAACGTTAATGGATGGTAAAGCTGTCTATCCTATGTTTAAATCAGAAACACATGTAAGCAATGCTCCTATAAAATCTACATCTGGAGAAATTTTAGTAGGTATAGATTTTGGTAGAACCCCTGCGGCAGTCTTTTGCCAGCAAAGTATGGGCGGAAAATGGAAGATTTTACATGAATTAATAGCAAATGATATGGGAGCTACACGATTTAGTGAAGTGTTAAAGCATGAAATAGCTAGACAAGGATGGTCCGATAACGATATACGTTATATTGGAGATCCTGCTGGTAATCAAATGGCACAAACTGATGAACATACCCCATTTATGATCTTACGAGCTAATGGCATTAATGCTGTTCCAGCTACAACCAACGATCCAATGTTGCGAGTAGAAGCAGTTGAAAATGTATTAAATCGTATGGTAGAAGGTAATGCCGCCTTTCAAATATCCCCCACCTGCCCTACATTAATTGCAGGATTTGAAGGCGGCTACCAATACAGACGTATGCAAGTAGTCGGACAAGAAAAATATGATGAACGACCAAATAAAAATAGATTTTCTCACATACATGATGCATTACAATATGCTGTTATTGGTGGAGGAGAAGGTCGTAAAGTAACAACAAATAGTTCTTTTAAAGCAAGAGCTACAGTTGTGCAAAGAAATTTTAATCCATTTGGAAAAAATCGTGGTAGAAAAGTGGCTAATATGTTTCGTAGGTTCTAAAAGTTGGGGATGGTGGAATGTTTTTACAATATTTAGAAAAAAATTTTCTCATACCTTTGCTTTACGATATAACAGTTTAACACAAAGTTGGATATTATTTGAATGGTCATCAAAAGGATTAATTGTTGACACAGTACCCAGAGATTATGTAGCGTGTATGATAAGTGAATTAAAAGAGAACGGTGTTGTGTTAGAAATAGAAAAAAAATCACATCCTATAACATTTCCTCTCTTGCCATTATATTGTGTTAGTCCTATAAGACATTTATGTGGAATAAAAAAATTATGTTTAACTCCATATTCTTTGTATTGTGAATTGCAAAAAATTGGAGGAGTATACAAATTTGGTACAGAAAATAACATTTAACTTATAGGAGAAAATAATGGGAAATATATTTAACCCAAAACCTAAAAGAGATCCTAATGCTGAACGTATGGCACAACAATTAGAACAAGAACGTTCTGCTCGTTTAGAATTAGAAGCTCAAAATACAGCAGAAGCAGCTGAAAAAAGAACACAACGTTATGGTTTTTCTCAATTAATGGGAGAAGGATCTAGTTATGCTGGTTTTACTGGAAGCCAAGACAAACAAGGTAAAAAACAAAAAACACGAAATCTTGGTGGAGGTGGAGCAGTTTAGATGGCACAAATAGAACCTCGTACTGATCCAAATCCTTCTAGCCCACAAGGAGCGCAACAATCGAGTTTGTACGAAAGTACAATGAAGATGTTTAAAGAAGCTAAAAAACGTAGGGATAATTGGGTTAGCACTTGGGATGAAATTAATGATTATGTATTACCTGGTCGTGAAGGATTTTTTGATTCTAATACAGGAAGTGAATCTTTTGGTAATAAACGTACAGATTTAATTTATGATGAAACTGCTGTTGTTGGAGTACCACGATTTGCGTCACGTTTACAATTAGGATTTTTTCCGCCAAATGGTCGAGCATTTAGATTAATGCCTGGTCCAGAATATCCTGGTAATATGCGTAGCCAAAGAGTTATGGCAGAATTAGATAATGCAACAGATCTAATACATGAAGGATTACGTAATAGTAATTTTAATTCTGAATTGCATGAAGGTTTACAAGACTTAGGTATAGGCACAATGAATATGATTTGTGAGCCTGGTCGATTTGTAGGCGATTTAAAATTTACTGCTGTTCCTGCAACACATGTTGCACTATTACCATCTAAAGGCGATGAAGTCGGATGTTGGTTTCATTGGCGTAATGATTTACGTTTAAGAGATTTACAACAAACATATCCGCATTTTACATTATCGCCACAAATTCTAGAAGATATAAATCGTAATCCAGATAAAAAAATGAAAATTATTGAAGCTACTATGGTAGATCAATCTAAACCATTTGAAGATGCTTTTATTAAAGTATGTATATCTGAAACACATAAAGAAATATTATATACTACAGAATATATAGGATCAGGAAGTAACCCTTGGATTTCTACACGTTGGTCTAAATCTGGATTTGAAGTTTGGGGTAGAGGACCTATATTACAAGCAATGCCAGCAATTAAAACTTTAAACTTAACAGTTAAGTTAATTTTAGAAAATGCAGAAATGGCAATAGCTGGTGCATATATGTATGATGATGACGGAGTGTTTAATCCTGAAAATATTATTTTACAACCTGGTACTTTTGTTCCAAGAGCCGCAGGTAGTAAAATAGAACCATTACAATCGCCATCACGATTTGATGTAGCACAATTAGTATTAGAAGAACAAAGACGTAATGTAAGAAAAGCATTGTTTATTGATGAGTTAGAACGTGAAGGTGCAAAAACACCATTGTCTGCAACAGAAGTTTCTCAAAGATTAGCAGAAGTAGCAAGAGATATGGGTGCTGTAGCTGGTCGTATGCAAAGAGAATTTTTACAACCATTAGTTAATCGTATTGTATACATATATAAAGAAATGGGATTATTAGAATTACCACGTATAGATGGTAGAGAAATACGAATAGTTCCAGTAAGTCCTTTATTACGAGCGCAAGATCAACAAGATGTATCTGATTTTATGCGATTTAGTGAATCTATTATGGCATCGTTTGGTCCACAAATGGCAATGATGTTATTAAATAGAGAAAGAACTGTTAAATGGTTAGCATCTAAATTTGGTATAGATGAAGATTTATTAAACAGCCAAGAAGAATTACAAGCAGAAGTAGAACAAGCCGCAAACGTAATGCAACAAATGCAAGGAGCTGAAGGCGGACAACCACCAGGTCAAGGAGGACCAATGCAATAATGGTAGCAAAAAAATATCAAAATCCTAAAGGCGGATTAAACGAAGCAGGTAGAAAACATTTTGAAGCTAAAGATGGCGGTAATTTAAAATCGCCACAAAAAACAGGTACAGGTCCTCGTAGAGTAAGTTTTGCCGCACGTTTTGGTGGTATGGATGGAGCTATGAAAAAAGATAATGGGGAACCAACTCGTTTAGCATTAGCTTTAAGAGCTTGGGGTTTTAGAAATAAAGAAAGCGCAAGAAATTTTGCTAATAGACATAAGAAAGATAAAAGTTAATGGTAACAAAAAATAATACAGTAGCATCTTGTGATGGATTTCAATATACAAAAGATGCTGAAAGCCGATTAAATGGCACAGCAGTTCGTGTATTTGAAACAGAAAGCGGAGCTGAATTTCTTCGCTATTTAGAAAATATAACTATTAATAATATTAATGCATCTGGCATAGATGAAAGTGCTTTAAAACATATTGAAGGACAGCGTTGGATTGTTGGTGTTATTAAAAGAAGAATATTTTTAGGAAAACAGGAGAAATCATAATGAGTATATATAAAAAAAGAGCAGAAGAAGATCGTAAAAGAAACGCATCACGAGCGGAGCAACGAGATAAATTAGAAGGCGGTGGACAAGCAAGAAATAGAGTAGCTAGACAAAAGAAAAATAAAAACCGTAGATTAGGAGATTATTAATGGCAATAGGAATGAAAAAGTCTAAAGCAAAAGGTTATGGACCAGGTACTAATACTGGTGGAGCTAAACCTAAATTTTGGCGTGATCCATATGCAGAAGGTACTGGAGATCCAAAACTACAAGAAGGAACAAGAGCTTACAATAAACAATTAGGAGAATTTGAAGCTCATCAAAGACGTTATAATAAAATAATGAAAGCTAAAAAACGTAAAGGTTATAACCAAAACGATAAAGGATAAAAACCCATGAATGAAGAAGCTCAAGTAGAAACAGAAGTAGAATCAACTGAAACAGAAGTTCCAGCAACACCAGCAAGTGAAAGTGTTGAAGAAGTAAAAGCAGAACGCCCTGATTGGTTGCCTCAAAAATTTGAAAGTCCAGAACAATTATCTGTTGCTTATGGTGAATTAGAAAAACGTCATTATCAGCGTACAGATGATTTAAAAAAGACTGTAGCAGAAGAAATGCAAGAACAAGCATTTGCTGATGTTCCAGAAGTTCCACAAGATTATAAAGTTGCTGAAGATTTAGGTGTTGAAATACCTGAAGATGATGTAATGCTAAACTGGTGGAAAGATCGTTCTCATCAATTAGGTTTAAGTGATAAAGAGTTTAATGGATTTATTAAAGAGTATCACGAAATGGCACAACAAAGTGGACCTGATACAGATGCAGAAATTAATGCTTTAGGTGAGTATGGTGAAAAAAGAGTAGAACGTGTTAACGAATGGTTTAAATCTAATATGGAAAAAGAAAACTATGAAGTGTTATCACAAATGCCTATTACAGCTCCGTTAATTCAAGCGTTAGAAAACATTATGGAATTAGCTGGTCAACCAGGTGTTACTATACAAGATAGTGGTGATCTTAAAGATACTTTAACTAAAGATGACTTAAAAAACATGATGAAAGATCCACGTTATCATTCTAAAAATGATCCTGTATTCCGTCAAAAAGTTAAAGCTGGATTCGAAGCATTAGCACGACAACAAAATAATTAGTAATGTGAATTGCCAAAAGCATTGTTAAAAGACAAAACTTAGAATGTTAAGCGGCCCAAATTGCCGATATTCAGAAGCCCAGCAATGGATTAACTTCAGATAGGCTTGAGGACTAACCGAGAAACAAACTTTTTTTTTAATTTAACAAGGAGGCTAATATGGCTTTTAATACTATTAGCACATCATTTGTTGAGGAGTTTGAAGCTGGAGTTCACATGGCTTATCAGCGCATGGGTTCAAAACTTCGAAACACAACTCGAACACGTGATGGCGTAAAAAATAAGACTACGTTCCAAAAAGTAGGTAAAGGTTCAGCTACACAAAAAGCACGTGCTGGTTCTGTTCCACCTATGAATCTCGAACACACTAATGTAAATGTAACATTAGAAGATTGGTTCGCTGGTGAATGGGTAGACGATCTAGATACTTTACGTGTTAACCATGATGAAATGGTTGTAGCACAAGAATCTGGAGCTTACGCTTTGGGAAGAAAAACTGACGATCTAATTAAAACTGCTTTAGACGCAACTACTACAACTTCTAATGAAACATCTAATGGTATAACATTAGCATGGGCATTAGGTATAATGGAAACTATGGGTAACAATGATGTTCCTGATGATGGTCAACGTTATGCTGTTGTTGGTTGGGAAAATTGGTCACAGCTTATGAGCATAGATCAATTTAGTAGAGCTGAATATGTTGGAATGGATCAACTTCCATTTCCTTCAGGAATGACTGCTAAGAATTGGTTAGGCTTTATGTGGTTCCCACATTCTGGTTTAGATTCTGCTACAGTTAGTTCAGTAGATTGTCGTAAATGTTTTATGTATCATAGAACAGCTATCGGACATGCTATAGGTGCTGATGTTCAATCGAACATTGATTACCACAATGATAAAGACAGTTATTTCATTTTAAATAAAATGCAAATGAATTCTGTTCTTATTGATGTAAATGGCTGTATCGAAGCTAACTTAAAGAAATAGGAGGAATATTACATGGCTTTTACTTCAAGTACTTTTGCTCTGGTTTCATATAGCGGAAATGGCTTTCATATTTGGCATTATAAAACTGACGATGCTTCTACAGTTGTAGATGCTGCTGGTTACTTTAATACTTACGTTAATGAAATTAACGCTGGTGATGTAATTTTTGCAACTACTGCGGCAAGTGGTACACCTGTTTATGGTATATTCTCTGTTGCTTCGAACGATGGAACTAATGTAGATACGAAAGATATTACTACATTTTCTGCGGCTGATAGCAGATAAAATAATATTAAAGGGAGAGAGAGTTATTCCTCTCCCTTTTTTAGAACAGGATTATTATGGCAACAACTTCAAAAATCGATATTGCTCAACAAGCTATGGTGTTAGTAGGTTTACAACCTTTAACTAGTTTTGATGATAAAACAGATGAAGCTTTATCTGCTAATTTATTGTATGAAACAGTAGTAAAAGATTGTTTAAGTCAACACACTTGGAATTTTGCTACAGGACAAAAAGTTTTAAATAGATTAGCTGATACTCCAGTAGATATATGGGATGCGGCTTATCAATTACCAACTGATGTTGAGCCTCTTATAGTACAAACACTTACAAATGATGATGTTACAGTTCAATATGATCGTTATGAAGATAAAGTATATACATTAGATACAGAAGTTTCTTCAGAAGATACATTAGTAGCAACATATCAATTTAGAGCAGATGAAGATGATTGGCCTCCATACTTTGTAATGTATGCTGTATATCGTTTAGCATCTACTTTTGCTTTATCAATAATACGTAAAGGTGATATTGCACAATCATTATCACAATTAGCAGAACAACAATTTACAAGAGCTAAAACTAGAGATAGTCAAGCTGTTACAACAAATAAAATAAAGTTAAGTCGTTTTGCTAACATAAGGAGATAAAATGGCATTACTTCGTCAATTTTGGACAAATTTTACTGGTGGAGAAATGGACCCATTATTATCATCAAGAGTTGATACTCATGCTTATGCAAATGGTGCTAAAACAATTCGTAATATGCGTATATTGGCTCAAGGTGGTGTAAAACGCAGACCTGGCACTAAATACATATCTACTTTATCAGGAACAGCTCATCAAATGGAGCCATTTATATTTTCTGATGCACAAACATATTTTTTTATTTTTACTGCAAGCACTTTAAATGTTTACAATGGTGTAACTGGTGCGGCAGTTGTTACAGTTAGTAGTTGCCCTTGGACTTCAGACATGATTGGTGATTTAATTGTAGCACAAACAGCAAACACTATGATTGTTACACATCCAGATTTAGCAACACAACGTATATTAAGAACTGGAGCTTCTACTTTTACTGTAAGTAATTTTGCTTTTAAAACAAAAGATAATCTTGTTTTTCAACCTTATCACAAATTTGAAAGCGATAGTTTAACATTTAATCCTCAATCAACAACAGGTACAATTTCTATAACTGCATCAGCTAATTTTTTTGTATCTGCTCATGTTAATCAAAATTTTCGTATTCAATCTAAACAAGTAACAATAACTGCTGTTGCTAGTGCAACATCTGCTACTGCTATTGTAAGAGAAAATTTACCTAATAGTAATACTACAGAAGATTGGGAAGAACCAGCTATAAGTTCTACAAGAGGTTATCCTAGATCATGTTGTTTTCATTCAGGGCGTTTAGTATTTGGTGGAACTAGAGATTTACCTAATTATATATTTACATCTAAAACATCTGATTATTTTAATTTTGATGCTGGAGAAGCGGCAGATGATGACAGTATACAAGTACAAGTTTTAGAAAGCCAAGTGTCTGAAATTACTGGAGTTTTGTCATTTAGACATTTATTAGTATTTACAGATAATAGTGAATTGTATTCGCCAACAAGTGCAAACAATCCTTTAACACCAAGTAATGTATCTTTTCGTAGACAAACTCGATATGGTACATCTCGATTACAAGCTAAAGAATTTGATGAAGCTATAATCTTTTTATCTAAAGGTAAAAAATCATTAAGAGAATTTGAATATGATGATATTAAACAAGCATATTTATCACCATCTGTATCGTTGTTATCAGGTCATTTAATTGACAATCCTATTGGATTAGAAATACAAACAGAAAATGATCAAGGCCAAGAAAGTTATGCTTACATAATTAATTCTGATGGTTCATTAGCTGTATATATGGCAATGCGTAATGAAAAAATAGCTTCTTGGTCAAAATGGACTACTGCTGGTGAATATAAAAATATTGTATCTATTAATGGTTTAGTATTTTGTATAGTTAAAAGAACTATAGATAGTGCTGTAGTATATTTATTAGAATTGTTTGATTCTAGTTTAACATTAGATGCTGCTGAAACTTTAACATCTGGATCAGCAACATCTTCTTGGACAGGTTTAGATCATTTAGATGATACTGCTGTAAAAGTTGTAAGTGGTAATTATAGTTTAGGAACAAAAACAGTAGGATCTGATGGTAGTTTATCTACTGCACCTGATACATTTGATACAATTACTGTAGGATTAAATTATACACCAGAAATAACAACATTAGCTCCTGAATTACAAGTTGAAGGTGGTACTTCTGCTGGTACACATAGGCGTGTTGTTCGTACAGTTTTAGATTTAAATGAAAGTTTAGATGTGTCTGCAAAAGGCACTAAATTACTTATACGTAATGTTAATGATGATTTATCAATAGAACCGTCTAAAGTAACAGGCAGAAAAGAATTTTGGATGTTAGGTTGGGATAGACGTGGAGAAGTAACAATAACACAAACAGAACCGTTATCTTTAACAGTTAATGGTATAATGGTAGAATTGGAGTTTTAAATGGGCGATCCAGTAACAATAGCAATGATAGGAGCTAAAGTAGTTGGCGGTGTAATGGAATCAAGAAATGCTAAAAAAATGGCAAATCTTGAAGCACAAAGTTACGAAAGACAAGCTTTAGCTACACAAATTGAAACAGAACAAGCAAGTTCAGATAGAGCAAGAGCTTATAGAGAAGCTGTATCTACTGAAACAGCTTTACAAGGAGCTTATGGTAGAACTGGTAGTGGTGGTACTGGTCGTGCTTTAAGACAAAATCAATTATCTAGTTATGGTCGTGATGTAAATAGAATACAACAAGCAGGAACAAATCAAGCCGCCGCTTTAAATCAATCAGCATCTAATACAAGAACAAGTGGTAATATGTCTATGATGAGTGGATATATTAGTACTGCCGCAGGAGCTTTAGGCGATTATAATAAATATGTAAAAACGAA